GCATCTTATGGATTTGCTGCTGTTGAGGATCAACAAATGTTAGTAGGTCCTGCAATGGTACCTGGTAAGTTAATCCCACGTAAAGACGAGAACGGAGATGTTTACTACGTTTACTTTACTAAAGATACAATTAAGAAATTAGCTTACAAGGCAATGAAAGATAAAATCATTGACCGTGTTAATATAGAACATAACTCAGGTGAATTAGTAGATGATGTTTATTTAGCAGAATCTTGGATTGTAGAAGATCCTAAAACAGATAAAGCTAAAATGTATGGTCTAAATCCAATAGAAGGTACCTGGATGACAATGTATAAAGTAGATAATCAAGATGTATGGGAAGGATATGTTAAACCAGGTTTGGTTAAAGGCTTCTCAATCGAAGGTTATTTTGCAGAACAAGTAATAAAGTCATAATGGCTAAGATTAAGTCACAAACTTCAGCTAGTACCTACGAAAAACCTAATATAAGTAGACCTGGTGTGCATTCTAAAACGAAAACATCAGCATTAAAAACAAGTAAGCTATATAAAAAAGCTTATAGAGGACAAGGAAGATAAAATTAAAATTGTAAATTATGCCAATCCCATCTAAAAGAGCAACTGAATCACGTGACGAATTTGTAGGTCGCTGTATTTCAGAATTATCAGCTGAGTATCCACAAGATCAAGCTGCTGCTATATGCTACAATCAGCTTAAACAAGTAAATATGGCGGAGGAAGCTCCTGCTATATCACCGGAAGAAATTGAAGAATGTTTATTATCTTTGAGAGGACAGAATCCAACCTATGTTGGACCTGCTGCTCTTAAGATTTGTGTAGACAGATTAACCATTGCCAAAAAGGCACAGGGCTAATATTTTCGATTTATCCACAAACGTATGATATGTATATCATATGATGTTAGTAAACATTAACCTTAATATATAACAATCCTATGACAGCAAACGAATTAAAAGCACTTGTCAAGGAATACTTCAACCTTACCGAAGTTAAGTTAGGCGAACTTTATGACGAGAATAAAGCTTTCAAAATTGTTTTTGAAGGTGATACACTTGAATTGGGTATGCCAGTAAAAGTAGTAACCACTGAAGGCCAGGAAATGGACGCTCCAGATGGTTACCACAAGCTTGAGAATGGTATGGTAATCAAAACAGAAGGTTCAAAAGTTGTTGAACTCACTACTGCTGCTGAAGAAAAATCAGAAGAGTTAGCTGAGGAAGAGACTTTGGACGGTGGCGAGAAAATCGCAGAAGTTGAGATGGCAGAAGTTCCTGTAGAACAGTTCCCTGTAGAAGTACAGAGAGGTGCTGAGTACGAGAAGCCAATGGAGCAGCAAATGGAATCTGAAGAAGGCGCAATGGACGAAAAGTCTATCGTTGAAGCAGTTGCCAAAGCAGTAGCCGATGAACTCGTCGAAATGAAAAAAGAAATGGCCGCAATGAAGGAGAAGATGGAGAAAATGTCCGCTGAACCTGCTGCCGAAAAAACACTTCCATCATCGAAGAAATTCAATTTGGAAGCTAGTGTAGCAGCTCCATTACAAAGCGACCGCTACGAAATGATGAAAAATCTTATCAAAACCAAAAAATCTAAATAAAAATGAGCTTAAACGTATCAGCCCTAGCGGATTTTAACAACCAGATTGCTGGTGAGTTAGTCCTTAAAATGGTATACGGTGGTAGCACTATCGAGTACGTAACTGTACAAGAGGGTGTTAAGTACCAGGAGCCAATTAACCTTTTCGAAGTTGCTTTGTATATCAACAACTCTACTTGTGTTAGCACTCCTTCAGGTTCTGCCACCTTTACCCAGCGTAACATCACTGTATGTCCACGCACCTCTTTCGACGCTATCTGTTTGAAAGATCTTGACAAAAAGTACCTCGGTATCTCTTCACTTGAGCGCGGCTCATACAACGAGACTTGGGCACTTGCAAACGCTTACTCTGAGCTATTGGTTAACCAATTCCAGAAAGCTAACGACCAATTCCTTTGGTTACAAGAGTCTGGTTCAGCTTCTACCTACGGTGGAACTTGCGAAACTTCAGGTCTTGTTTACATCATCTCTGGTTCAACTTCAGGTGTTGTAGTTCCTACTGATTTCCCAGTAACTGGTTCAACTATGGTTGCCTCAGCTAATATCTTAGCTACTATGGACACTATGATTGCTAACCTTTCTAGCGACGTAGCTGACCGTGACGACCTTACCTTCTTTATGTCAGTTGCTAACTTCCGCAACTACGTAGCAGGTCTTCGTGCTGCTAACAACTTCTACTTCGATCCTTCTAGCATCACTAACCGTGGTGGTATCTTGGAAATGGCTTACCCATTCCAACCAGGTATTAAGGTAGTAGGTACTGTAGGTCTACAGGGTACTAACCGTGTAGTTCTCGGACCAGCTAAGCAAATCGTTGTAGGTACTGACCTATTGAGCGACTTCAGCGAATTCCAACTTTGGTACGATATCAATACTGACACTCTTCGTCACCGTATTGCTACCAAGTTAGGTGTTAACATCGCTTACCCTGAGTTCTGGGTTTCTAACGACCTAGCCTAAATCAATCTCGTTTGAGGGGGGCTGAATAAGCCCCCTAAAAACAACTCACTAATAAAATAAAAACCAGAAAACTATGGCTTGTGATATAACTTCAGGATTTTCCCTTGGTTGCCGCGACAACGTCGGTTCAATCAAACAAATCTACATTCTATCTGGTTCTGTAGCATCAACTACTGATGCAAGTGAAGGATTGATTAGCGCAATCTCTGGAAGTGGCACTTTCTACACTTTTGAATTATTCCGTGAAACTTCAGATTACGCCGAGGCTGTAACTGTAGCTCCAGAAAACGGAACAGTAGTTTACGAACAAACCGTAAACGCTGTATTCTTCAAAATGCAGACTTCACTCCGCAACCAGATTAAAGTATTAGCTCAAAACCCAACAATTCGTATGATTGTTGAGACTAACAACGTAGGTAACACTTCACAATACGTTTACGTAGGTGAAGATTACGGAATGCAGTTGTTGACTTCAGCAGGAGGTACTGGAACATTGTTCGGTGACAGAAACGGCTACACTTTAACTTTCACTGGTAGAGAACCATCTCCAGCTAGCTTTATTTCAGCCTCTAACGAGACTGAATTAGCAGCTCTTATGACAGGAATTACAATTTCCTAAATCTTAACAAACTAAGAAGGGGTTACGCTACGCGTAGCCCCTATCTTGGTGTTAATACAATATTATGTTCCAGTTAAATAAATCCGAGGCAGTAAATACTATAGCTTTCTATCCGAATGAATTAACTACGGGTAGTGCTATTTTACTCGATTTTACTCAATCCTATAGCAATACAGTAACAGGTAGTATACAAGCAACAGTAATTTCAGATCCTTTAACTACTCCTTGGATTATAGCTCAATTTAGCGGATCTTTATTACCTAGTGCTTCTGGTCAATATGATTTTAAAATATTTGATTATACCCCAGCTTCTGGTTTAGTTTGGAATACAACTAATACCCAATGGCAATTAACAAATACTGCTTGGAATGCTGGTAATCCAGCAGTTATAGGAGAACAAATAAGTGCAGAACGTGCTATAATTTCGGGCAGCGACTTAACGCCTATAACGGAGTATGTATCACCGAACGAGAACGCAAGATACAAAGTATATCTAGGTTAATATGGAAAAACAATTTAAATTTCAAACAGTAAATAAGGTAGAGTCAGATCGCCAATTCCCTACAGAAAAGAAAAATAAGGGATTTGTTCAATACGGTCTGTACAATGACTTCCCAGAGTATCTTATTTACTTGTTTAATAACTCAGCCATCAACAATACTGCAATTCACGCAACAGTAGAAGCAGTAGTAGGTGAAGGATTGGTATGTGACCAATCACACTTGTTAGATTGTGCTAACAACGAAGACGAAAGCTGGAATGACATTTTTAAGAAAACAGCCCTCGACTATAAATTATATGGTGGATTCGCTTGGGAAGTAATATGGTCAAAAGACCGTTCAAGAATCGCTGAAATTTACCATATTGACTTTTCTTGGCTACGCGCTAAGGAAAAAAATGAGCGCGGTAAAATCCCAGGATATTACATTAGCGATGAGTGGGCTGAAAAGTACCGCTTCGGAGGAACTGGTGGCTTGTACAACAACGCTGCCTCAACTGGATTGACTCCAGATTTACCTTATTTACCTGTATTTAATGCTAAAACAAAAGACGCAGAACCAAAACAAATTTTTGTTTATAACCCTTATCGTCCAGGTCAGCGTTATTATCCTCTACCTGATTATGTAGGGGCACTTCGTGTAATTGATTTAGATGCAGAAGTAGATAATTTTCATATCTCAAACATTAAGAATGGTTTAGCACCATCTTTAGCAATCACTACATTTACAAATGCTGATCCAGACCAACGTAATGAAATTGAAGCGATGCTTCGTTTACAATACCAAGGTTCAGGTAATGCAGGACAATTAATGTATATGGACGTTGATAGTCCAGAAAATGCTCCTGTAATTACTCCAATTAATGGAAATGGTTCAGATGATTACTATATCGCTATCAATGATATGGTAAAAGAAAAAATATTAACTGCACACAGAATTACCTCACCAGAGATTTTCGGTATTATGACCCCAGGTAAACTTGGAGGAAAAGACGAGGTAACAGATGCATACCTTTTATTTATCAACACAGTTGTTCGTCCTTACCAACAAACACTATTAGCTGAAGTAGAGAATTTCTTACACCTTATGTTCCCAACTGCAGGTGATTTTTCAGTAGGTGTTCAACAATTAAGATTGTTTAATGACGGAGAAACCGAAGTTGATGTTGTAACATCAGTAGAATCAGAAGCAGGTGAAGATAAACAACTTGAAGCTGAAATTGAAGCTACTGATAGACAAGTAGAAAACGACGAATTAGCAATATTATAATGACTACGACACTAATCATATCAGAAGAAAAGTTACGTGAATTCACTGACATAAACGATAACTTAGATTCTAAGTTGTTGATGAATGCTGTTCGCGAAGCTCAAGACATTTACTTACAACGTCTTACCGGTACATCCTTATATGAGTATATACTTGCACAAATTGATGCAAATACTCTAAGTGGTAACTACAAAACATTGGTTGATGATTTTATTCAACCTTACCTTATTTACGCTTCTTATTGG